TTAACACTTTCCTCCCCACTGGCACGCCAAGTAATCTCCCGCTTGGCGTGCCTTTTTTTATGGCTCGTTGTGTCCCCACAAAAGTAGACTAAACCGTAACTATCGGTGAGGAACTCCGACCGTTTTCAATCATTTTTTTAACAGACAAAGAAAGGACTGTGACTGAACTAAATCAAATGTCCAATCACTTTTTTGTATTGAAGTTGGACGCGAATCGCTAGGGGCTGGCGATACCACAGCCAGCCCCATTTCACAGGAGTGTGCTATGTCAGAATGTCATTGTTTAAGAAGATTTCGTGTTAAGGAATACGAAATGTTGCAACGAATCGAATCAATTCTTGAGCCTTTAGTTGAGGATCAAGACGATCTTGAATTGCTTCTTCATGTTAGAGAAAGAATGCAAGAAGAGCATGATTATCTCGAACTAAATGATTGTTATTGTGAGGATGAATAAGATGTCACTATTTGGAATCATATTTTATTTATCAATGGTATTGATGTTCGTCAGCTGGTCTTGCTTTGCATGGGAAGTATACAAATCCCACAAAGATGGAACGCTGTGAATAGAATGTGCGGAATAATCTTTACGTTGAGGCATGGATGGCGACCGCATCGCTTGCAAAGCCATGGATATAGACAAGTAAGGTTTGGTATGAGGCAGAAGCCATGGCTATTCTGCGGATTAGTAGACGCAAAGATTAATTGTGAATAGTGGGGGTTGCATTGTTGCATTAATGCAGCTAAAGTAAATCAATAGGAGGTACATTATGAAAGCATATCTAATCGATCCGAGCCAAACAGGTTCACTCATCATCACTGAAATAGACTTCAGTGGTGACTGGAAAGACATCTCACCTACAATTGGAGATCACTGTCGGGCATTTGATGTCGTCCGTCTATATCATGTCGATGACTATGACTTCGTTGACGATCATGTGTATGTCGATGATGAAGGTCTATACTCTGTCGATGATCAATACTTCTGGATGCACAAGCACTATCCACTACCACTAGCTGGTCGTGGGCTGGTGCTTGGCGGTGACAGTGAAGGTAATTCGACTGACGTTGCAACAGATATAGAGACGCTGCGCAATGACGTAAGAATTATTGGTGATCGTTTTAACGTACAAATGATCACAGCATTCTCTAAAGCAGCCGATATGAAATCATGGGATGGATACATGGAAGACTATCGCCCATTCGTTTGGAAACATCATGAGGCAGTAAGATGAAGAAGTTCGATGTAATACTTACACTAACATCAAGCACACGCATGCAAGTCATGGCTGACACAGAAGAAGAAGCTAGAGATATTGCAATAGCAAATGTTGGTATCGAAGATCGTAATGTCGAACTGCATGACATAGATATCTATGACATAGGAGAGGTATGATGACACCACCACCAATCGTTGAAGCTGATTGCGATATGAACTGCGGCTATGCCGAGGTGCGCAGCGGCGAGTGCGAATGCTACAACAAAGAGGCTGACGCTCAAGATGATCGTCAACCTGACTGGGAAAAAGAATGGTCAGACTTCGGTGAAGTCTATGACGATGAGCCAAACTACATATAAGGAGGTACTTATGGCTGACAAATATCCACGATTCACACGGCAGCACTTCGAATTTGTTGCTGATTTCTTTGGCCCATTGATGGGACATCCATCCGACATCGATCGGATGGCTGACCATCTCGACCAAACCAACCCAAACTTCAAGCGTGAAATGTTCCTCGACCGTGCTGTTACAGCATGGGAAGACAAGCACATCACACCATATGAAGACAACCAAGCCATGATTGATGGCAAGGAGGTAGCGTAATGAAGATCGAAAAGAATATTCCAATCCCACCAAAAGGCAATACAGGTAAGTTCAGTAACATTGCTGCCGAAATGGAAGAAGGTGATTCAGTTAAAGTAGAAAGCTGGAAAGATGCGGTAGCATTGACACAATGTATCGGAAGAAAGCATCCGCTTGGCAAAGGATCGATACGCGCGCAAAGAGATAGTACCTATCGTGTATGGAGAATATCATGACACCAAGATTCGATGACATATTTGATCACACACATTCAGCCAATGGGGTAAATGTATTTGAGTTTGACAGCCGCACTGCACCAAGCAAACCGACTATGACTTGGGCAGAGGCATGCGCAACCATTGGGCCAATTGTTTCACAGTATGCAAGGCATCAAAATAATGATGGTGCAAAGATACATGAAGCATGGGCAGTGATACTGCGAGGTGTGTGATGGATCAATCTAAACCAAAGTTCCCTCGGCTGCGGCAAGTAGTCGATGCAGTTTGCTACATGAATGATGTTGAAACACATGAGCTTATGTCAAACCGCAGGGAGCAGAGAATAGTAGACGCTAGATTTATCTACTATTGGATAGCGACCAAGTGTTGTGACAAAAGTTACAGTGAGATTGGCAGATTCATTAACAAGGATCACTCGACTGTTATGCATGGCTTTAAGAAAACTAAGCATAGGTTTCTTGATTCACAATGGAGCAAGCAGCTGCACAAAACTGTAACGTATTTAGGACTGCCAGAAGGGACGGTAAAGTAATGGCAAAAGAACTACATGAAATGACGCATGAAGAACGTATAGAATACTATGAAAAAGAAAGAGAAAAAGAAGCTGCTGTCAGGTCAGCACTTCTGTTCTCAATCGAAAACAAATACCCTTCAATGCTTGAAGCTGTAAGTAATTTAGTAGATGCATCAAAAGATATAGGCGAAGACCTACAATTCTATGGCGCAGAAACCGTTACAGTTAATCAAATGCACAAGCTCATAGATAGTGCAGTAACAGTGACTAATTTGTTTCACTTAAACAAAGAAGAATAAAACCACTTGTCAGATGTAGCAAACATGCAGTAACTTCCATGCATGAAAACATACATGGATCAACTTATTGCAGCTGCATCTGACTGCAATCTATCTATTCTCAAAGCGTTTAGACTGGCTAACGTACCGACTAGCACCTACTATAGGACAATCGCTGGTGGTGATTTACGTTTGTCAACTGCCAAAAAGGTGATGAATGCGATCAGAGTTCACGCATTACAACAAACCCAGAGAGATTAGTGACAGCTGGCACTCAATTGTCTGTGGACTAATTGATTTACGCAATGCCAAGGGCTGGTCGCAAGAAGAACTAGCCCATCGTGTCGGCTGCGCTGCCTCGCTTGTCCATAAATGGGAGCAGTATAAACGTGTCCCCTCAAACTTTTTATTCATATGTTGGTTAGATGCCCTCGAAGCGCAGATCGAAATCAAAAGCAAATAAAACTGGATATGCAGCGACATGCAGTCACTGTAACGTAAAGACCTATTGGTTTGTAATTACAGGCAACCATAATACATGGTGTCTTGATTGTATGGAGAAGCATGGATGGGAACATCTCAGCGCAGTAAAGGAAGCTACCACGAAAGGTGGTGGGTCAAGTGGTTCGAAACTCGCGGGGCCAAAGCGGAAAGGCAGCCTCTCTCAGGACAGCTGGGTGGCAAGTTTGCCGGAGACATCCAGATCGAAACCCCTGCCGGAGTTTTGATAGCCGAATCTAAATACCAAGCTAAAGGGCGTGGGTTTAGTTTCCTCACCACAACGCACAATGAACAGCCAGCCGACATTTATTTACTAAAACAAAAGTCCGGCCCCAACTTCATATGCATTGAAGCCAGCAATCCACTAGCCACAAAAATAATTGGCTGGATCGCAGGGAGGTAAACGATCCAGCCAACAGAGGTACATCATGAAACGAGGCCACACAAATAGCCTCGGCATCATGATGGACACAAGCTGTTGAGTTTGTCAACAGGATATGTATACTGCATATATGCAACAACTAAGGAGGTTACTATGCGGTTGACTAATCAGAAGTATCAAATCTTAAACCACTTACAGTCAGGCAAGAAGATCACACCGCTTGAGGCGTTGGATCAGTTCGGCTGCATGCGGTTAGCATCACGCATCAATGAGTTGCGTAAAGATGGCTATCCAATTGAAACCAAGATGATGTCTGATTCAACTAAACACTGGGCAGAATACAGCTTGGATAACAATGCAGCCCAACAATGATGAACGTGAACTGTGCTTAAAGTATCAGGAGTTGGTCAATAGTATTTGGGGAAAGGGGTTTCGTTATGACATGCGTCAGGAACATCTTGCTTCTAAGCTGCTTGCTCTGGGTTATACTGTGGATAGTTTCATTGCCGATGCCACTAGCCTATCTAAGTGGCGGCATGATCGGGGCAAACCAGCCATCGCATCACTGCAATACTTCGTCACTAGAAAAGAAAGATTAGGCCAGCCCATCGATGTGGATGGCCTAATCAAAAAGATCGTAGCGCACTCAAGGTTTCGATAACTATTTACAATTAATAACTTTGTGTGCAATAATGCAGCATGTTTTGGATGTAACTTGTGACGGCTAGTCTGGTCGATAGGTGGTGTGGCTGCATCCAAAATTTCACCGCGAAGCCACACCACCATAGACATAGGAGGTACTATGAATAGAGTTGGATTTATCGGAGGGTCAGACCTCTATGATATCATGCGAGGTAACTGGCATGAATTGTGGATGGTCAAGATGGGCAAGCAGCCGCCTGTCGAACTTGACCACATCTTCAAAGTCAGGCTTGGCACATATACTGAAGCATTCAACATTTCATGGTTCTGTCAGGATACAGGACATGGTGGTGTTGATGGGTCAGAGGTTGTGGCACAGCAAGAGTTCAGAGAAGTTATACATGGTGTGCCGTTTAAGGGTACAGTCGATGGTATAGCTGTCTCAGAAGATGGCATTACATCAATCATCGAAGCCAAACACACCAGCAGCAATCGTTCAATGTCCGACATGCTGGACACATACATGCCGCAGGTGCAGCTGTACATGGCACTGTCCAAGATTGACAGCGCATACCTTACAGTAATCTTTGGCAATGAGATTGAGTATGCTCGTATCGAGTTTGACCAAGGCTACTTTGATGTGGTTGCTAAAAGATGCCAAGAGTTCTGGCAGCTGGTAACTAGCAAGACAGAACCTAGTCATGATGTTGCTACATGGAAGATTGATTGGTCGCAAGTTAAGATCGATGGCCTCAAAGCCAGAGATGCTAACGAAGACAATCACTTCATGTCATTGGCGCATGACTATGTGTTGACAATAGCCAAGGCCAAAGAACATGAGGCATGCAAGAAAGAATTAAAGTCACTGATCATGGACGATGAACGCGAAGTGTTCTGTGACTTACTAACTATCAAGCGTGACAAGCGTGGTGCTTGTCGCATTACAATCAAGCCAGAAGCAAATGAGGTATGATCATGGCACAACAACCTAAAGCTGCACCCGCAGCGCCCCAAAATTTGGCGCAAGCATTGCTTGAGTTCCAAAAGCTGGCAGTCAAAGCCAGCAAAGATTCGAAGAACCCACACTTCAAAAACAACTATGCTTCATTAGAAGCAGTGATTGATGCGGCTAACCAAGCTACACAGTTTGGCATCTGCTTCACTCAAGAGATTGACTTTGAGTTCAATGGTGACGCTGGCATGACGTTTGTACGCACTGTGCTGATACACGCGCCATCTGGTGAGCAGCGTGTATCACGCACACCCATCCGTTCCAAAGACCCAACTGACCCACAGAAGATGGGCAGCGGCATTACCTATGCCAAACGGTACGGCTTGCAATCAGCACTCGGCCTACCATCAGAAGACGATGATGCCAATGATGCAATGAAATCATCTAGTAGCACAATCGTGCATGTTAAACCCACTGCCAACAAGGAGGCATTCTAGTGGAATATGATAACACAAACCGGGGGGCGGTGTTCCCCCCACTTGAACAGCAACGCTTGCTATTGACAGGCAGTCTGGACTTCGATGGCGAAGGCAAGAAGTCACTTGCACTTGTCACAGATACAGACAAGCAAGGACGCGATGTCTTTGTTGTGTATCAGCGTGTTGGCGTACTGTACATGAATGAAGATGCAACGCCTGAGAATAAGCAACCAGCATATTCCGGCCCAATGGATGGCGATATGCGTCTGGCTGCATGGCGGGCTGAATCAGACAAGGGTACAAAGTTCCTGTCACTGAGACGCGAAGCAAAGCAAGGCGGCTCACCACAGGCAGCTGCACCTAATCCAAATGCAAATAAACCATTGGATGACGTTGTTCCCTTCTAATAATACTTCCAATTAATATTGAGGAAGGGTAGGCTAACTGCCCTTCCTTTTTTTATGGAGAGATATATGGGAGTTACTAGATTCAAAGTAGCCGATGAAAACCTGACCGCCAAAGGCAGGATGCTAAGAAACTTTCACGAAAAGTATCAGAAAGAACAAACACTCAAAGGCGCAGCCGAATGGTCTGCCATGTTTGAACCTGATGCATTTGCTGATGATGTGGTTGATGACGACAATCAACGATACTTCCCCAAACCAACAACACTTGAAACAGGATGGCAAAACTATGAATAAGACACAGTTCCTTGATGAAGTACAAGAGATAGTCGTAAACCGTGGACAGAACTACGGCACTGCATCACACAACCTACAAAACATTGCCAACCTATGGTCAGAGTACAAAGGCACAGGGTTCAGCGTACAAGATGTAGGCATCATGATGATGCTGCTAAAGATAGCAAGGATGAAGAGCGACAGATCAGCCGACAGCTGGCTAGATATAGCTGGCTATTCGGCTGTTACTTACGAAGCGATCTGCGATATTGAAGGTACTCTGCACCGTCATGAGGATCAGCAAAACATTGTACCCATGACACAGGACTAGAGTTATGAGGGTCAATGACCTGAAGAATAGCTTGCCCAAACTTCTGCTGTTCAAATCCTTTGGTGAACGCATAGGTGTCGTGGTATTTGTATCCTCTGGCACGAGCAAGCCACGTTGTGGTTTCCACTTCCACCAGTTCGATCTGACCCAACGCCCAGTTGTGCTTGTGTCCACTGATATACAGCGAAGCATTGCTCTTGAATCTAGCCATCTTGTTCTGAGCATGAAGAGCATTCCACTGGGAGTGGCCCGGCATGTCGTGCGCAGCATGGATGCGACAGTTTCTGCCGTTAGGGAACTGCAACTCAACACGAGCTTCCCAGTCTTCAAGAATAGCATGAGGACTGGCAAGCCATTTAAGGGGATCACTTGCGCCCGACCACATATCATGGTTCCCGCCAATGAGAATAAGAGGGTTCATCTCTTGAATTAACCACTCAACCAAACGCCATGCTGTTTTGTGAGATGTGTCTTGTTCGCCGTATAAGCGCCCTAGACGGCCTATCCAGTTATTCTGGTAGTCACCTAGGTTACAGCCGAACAGGCCCGGTGTGGACTGAATTAAGGCCAGGTGTGAGCGTAATGAATCCCAGTCGCAATAGTTATCATCGATGTGGGGGTCGCCCATCCACAGCAATCCAATGGGTTCATCCGATTTCATCTTAATCGGTATCCATTTCTTTGCTTCTTTATGGGCTTTGCGTTTCTTAAACCTGCCGTGCAGCTGATCAACTATCTGATCTACTGGTATGTCATCATCAGGTAAGGGGGTTAGCTCATATGCTGGATGATCAACAGCTTTGTTCTCTTCAAGCTGACCAGCCCTAGCGTATCTACTATAAAGAGTATTTAAAGGAATACCGCTAGCTTCACTAGCGGCTTTGAATGTTCCATGCTCTTCATAAAGTTTAACTGCTTCTCGTATTTGTGTATCACAAAGCGTCATTGCATTCCAACATAAGCTGTTTCAGTTCATCACCGCGAGACTTGATTTGCTGAAACCACAGAGAATCTTCCATCTCTGCCGCTGCCTGATCGTAGTCACGATCTTCCAAAGCTGCAATCATTTTCTTAAAACGTGAGAATCTAGGCCAGCCGAGGTTAAATACCATCGATGCTAAGACAAGTTGTGCAGGGTGTGGTAGGTCACGCCACCAATCCATTCGATCATCGAGTTCGTTGACTGCAACCGCAACGTCATCAGATAATATTTGAAGCGCAGCCGCTTCAGAGATTGGTTCATTAAGGTTATGACCGTATCCAATTGTAGGCACTCCAACTGTATCAGTATACATTGTAAGCACCTTCCCCTCATGACGAGCAATCAGGGAAGTAAGTTCGTCTATCATTTCTTAAACATCTTTGTCAGCTGTTGAACACCAAAAGATGCTGCAAATACAACACCGACAGCAGTCTTATAGAAATCTGGCATGCTGTCAAGGGCTTCAAAACCACGCTGAACTATGTCTTCATGTCCTGTGAAAGCGAGAATAAGGGGGATGCTGACGAGGATGGTAAGCCATTCATCTTTCCATGATGATGCGCTTGCAGCAGCCATAGTTTGGTTCCATTCCATTTCACCTGCCGCCACCTTTTTGGCAACTTCCGTCTTTGCCTTTTGTGTCTCAATCTTAGATTCAACCCACGAACCAGCAATTCCAGCCACCGCATTTACTATTGGAAGGATCATAATTGTGTTCCTTGTAATATTGTACACTTGTAAGATTGAGGCATGATACCGCCATCATGTATCTCTGCTATTGCATTGCCCATCTCATACGCCCGAACAACACACTGCTGTCTGGTTTGGTATGGGCCTCTAGTATCATGATATTCCCAGCATTGGTCAGGAGATGCTATTGCACAGGCTAATACAATTGCCTTAAACATCTTTCTTGATTAGCTTTTGAACCGTATCGGTTTCCCATATACGAATCAAAACCCACAAGCCAGTGAACACAGCCACCACATCTGGTGCCATCTCAAGCCAAGCCGCTACTGTGCCTGTGCCAGCCGCTACATCAACGATGACTTTCTGTTCCTCGTTCATCAGTCAGCATCCGCTATGGTCAGTTCGCCAGCTTCTACTTGCCGCATGATTTCTTCGTAGTGGCGGTTGGCTGGGCTATTATTTGGGACAAACCGAGTGACGCCATCTTCTACAATTTTAATAGATATATTTGATTGATTAGTAATATCGTCATTTACATACTGTGCGCTAGTAATATTCATGTTATAACTCCGAATCAAAGTCTGCATCTTGAATAGCACCGGTAGCGCTAAAACTAAATCTACAATGGTCTTCCGCAGATGCGCTAGAAGCAATCGTTCCACTTGATGAGTTAACTGTTATTGTTGGGTTGGTTCTCATTCGTGCTTTTAATTGAAAATCAGCAACATAAGTTGAACCACTAAACAAGCAAGAGTGAATATTTGCACTGCTTGGCCCGTTATCAAAAGAATAAAAATATCTAAAACACTTAGCAAGCGTGGTGCCGAAATCCTCGTGTTCAAACGGCGTGGCTGTCTCGCCTACTTCTAGCTGGACGCCTGTAAGATAAAAGGTTGCACCAGAGTTGGAAATCCAGTCAGTCTGGTTTGATGTTGATGTGTAATTCCCATTTTGCCAACTTTCAGTGGTTGCTGTTTGCTTTGAAGTTTGACCACCAAGCGACCATTCCAGCAAGAAGTCAGCCGCATTTGTTCTGTCCCAAGATGGTGTTGTTGTAGTTGGTTCAGCAATGGTGTGTTCAATCTTTGTCCAAGTATTAGCGGCAAGCGTATATTCAAACACATATGAAGCCGCACCTGATGTGCCACGAACAGAACAGCAATAAGTGCCAGCCACTGATGACCTTGCCCAGAAAGACAATGTTGATTTAAGTGCGTCACTTGTGCCTGTGCGTAACTGATTTACAGTATAACCTTCTAAGTTCTGCTTTATAGAATAGCCGTATGTGCCTGACGTAGCGGTTGTAGTTACTGTAGCCTTTAATGAGTTTGTGAATGTTTGACCGGATGGTGTAGTTGTGTCTTGCGCTACGCTAAATGCACCAGTGCCGCCGTAGGTACGAGTACCCCAACGGTCTAGGCTTGGAAATTGATTGTCGCCAGTTACAGTGCCGCTTGTACCACGCTGTGCAACAGTCATCGCCCCATTGATGATGAGGTTGCGACCTGTCAGGCCACCCGCATCTGCGCTACCAGCTAAATCCGCAAAGTCTCTTGACCTACTCATCTCTACACCTCATCAGGCCAATCATTGATTGGCGCATTTCCAGTTGGGTTTCCGTCTGCATCCACTGGCACATCCCATAATGCCATAAATGCGTTGATATCACTAGCCGCATCTATTGCCGCCTCAATAGTGTTACTGGCTGTACGCACATCAGCACGATACTGAGTGACCGCAGACGGTACGCTGTAATCAGCCACCTCAGTTGCCTTGATAACTTGCCAGTCACTAGGTGCAAGCAGTGATGCTGCTGTTTCCTTTGTCTGCGCTTTGTACTGTGACTTGAGGCCAAGCGTCACAACCTGATTACCATCAATATCCAGCAATGGGTTGCCATCTCCATCAACCTCATTCACATCATCCAATGCCTTTGGTAAGTCAGCCGCCAAATAGAAACGGCTATCGAATGGTGCTGGGTCATCTTCCCACACAAGGCCCATAGTTACCTTGTATTCATCTGACCACCGCATCCACGTTGCAGGGTGGGTGATGTTGTTATCATCTTGCCAGCTTCTGCCAGCGCGGATGATTTTACCATTGTATTTGTATGCCATTGGTTATCTCCTATCTGGCGTTGGCGTATTTGAATGGCGATTCGGCAAAGGCGAGGTAGATGAATGTCTGCCCACTTTGATTGTGTGCATTTTGTGAACCTCTGATTTTGAAGCCATTTGAAACCAAATCTAATTTGTAACTGGTATCTTCAGTCGAATTGAGATTCGGGGAAAGTGTATCATTGTCCTGATTGTACCCTTCACGTTTATTATCATAGATAAACCAGTTGTTTACCGCTGATGACACTTTAAGAAGCACAAACGCTGGCCTAAACCCTGTGTAGACAAACGTGCCATCTGCGTTGCCGTTGCCGACATATGAGCCGACCTTCCAGACATCACTGCTGTGGAAAAAATACCCAACATATGTAACGGATTGATTGCTGTTTGCGCTACTGTTGCCAAGAGAAACTACAGTGCTTGTTGGTTCAGTGTTATTCCATTCCTGTGCGCTTGTCGTAGCCGCTTGAGTGCTATTTAACAACATCCATTTTGTTGCGCCAAGTGCTGAATGATATATTGCCCAAGAAGCCGCCGCACCTCTAGCTTTTACAATATACATTTCTGGTGCTTGCGACAATCCGTGACCGACTGTAGCCCCAGCAGTTTGATTTCCTGTCCAAGTAGCTATGCTAAACCCTGCATCCTGATTAGCCGACACTTGTGACGTAATACTGCCTGATGTGTTGCTTACGGCTGTGCCGCCAGCTTTCCAGTTCCAGCTAACAAATGTGCCGCTAGACAAATTGACTTGTGCTGGTGTGCTGACGGTAAAACCGTTGCTATCTCTGCTGTCAACTCTTGCCGCCGCAGTATATTCAGCATCTGACGCATCTGATAATAATGTTCCATTAGGATAGCCAACCACAGAATTTACAAGCTGATGGTTATACGCATTACTTCTTGATTTAATCCAAGTAAAATCGGGCTGAAATCCCACAGTGATGCTATTACTTGCGCCTGTGCCTGTGTAAGTCACCGTATTAAAGTGTTCGTCACTCGTTGTGGTGCTGTTCGGGCCGATGGATGGTTCGTCAAGGTTGGCTGAACAAAGGGCTAAGAAGCCGGATGGTGGCGCATAGGCAAAGTCACCATACCCATTGGCATCTGCATTACCGCCAGCGGATATTGCGCCAGCAAAAGTGCTGTCTTGACCGAAGTTAAATTGTGAAGAACGGTTGGTTGCGCCAACATAAAATGCAAAGTTTGGTTCTGCTGTTGATACAAGCGTTTCAGTTGTACCTTCTGTTGTACCATTTATATAAAATTGAATCTCATTATCATCTAAATTAACAGCAACACCTAAAATGGTGCCAACACTAAAAGTAGTTAATCCTGTTTGAGAAACGGAACCAGCACGATTTATTTGGCCTACCCCAAGGTAACCAACACCATAAGTAAATGATTGAGGATATGGACTTGAACCAGTTAAAACATTCTGGCTAGTAGTAATCCCAATATGATTATCTTGAACATTACCACCGCCACCTGTTATAACACGGGCCTCAAAATACCACTTGCCACTTGTTGGTATTCCAAACGTACCACGAACTGCTTTGTAATCTGCTGTTGGTGTTACCCTTAAATTACCTTCAGTAAGGGTCATGCTGTTCTTATCCAGAACATTCATTGTGCCAAAGTTATTGGTCGGGCTATCCGGCACGACATCGCTTGCGGCTAGGTTGTTTGCAGTCCAGTCATTGGTGTTGCCTGATAGGTCATCGCCTATTGCGCTACTGTCTGCAAATGACAGGTAGAAGCCGTTGGTGCCGTAGCTACCGCTGTACTGCTTTGGCACCCAGACACCGTTGATGGTTTCACCAAAGCTGGTGGGGTCTAGGGCAGTGCCGTCAATACAATGAAACTCTGCCATATATCCGTCAAAGTATTGTACATCTGACGTGCCTATTCTACCAATTCTCATTGCGTAGGTACTAAGCCAATGTCCGTTTGCATCTAAAAAACTGCTAGTTGTGCTGACGCTTTGGCGTTCACCATTGACGTAAATTATTGCACGGTCAGCGGCAGTAGAGTTAGCGTAATCTGCTACAAAAACGCAATGATACCAAGCAGAGGTGTCACGAAACACAGCGTTTGTTGCTATAATTCCACTAGTTCCACTTCCACCCTGCCCAAATTGTAATTGGTCTGATGAGTTAAAAAGTATTCTAAACTGTCTGGTAGATGAACCGTCATAAGAAGCGCATATATGTCCAATATTATTGTTGCTAAGATTTGACCGTTTTATCCAACAACTAATAGTAAATGTTTTTCTATTTCCTGCGGTTCCGTATGTTTTTGACAAGTGTGCATTGTCGGGTTTATTAAACCGCAGAGACTGGTCAATGAGATATGGGTAAAACCCACTAGGGGTTGAGTACATCCATTGTGAGGAACCTACTGGCGTAGACATACAAACCCCCTAGCCAAACGCCAGTTGAGGCGTACCAAGTAGAATAGAATCTGTACCCTTAACAACATAAGGCACAATGTCGTAGGCATCAGCCGCAGTTGATAGCGTCAAGCCAGCCGAACCAACAGTCTCATAGTCAGTACCAAGAGATACCGTGTAGCCGCCTGTGCTATCCTGTATGAAGATGATAAAACCAGACTGCCCGATAGTCTCAGTGGTTGGGTTAGCCAATGTTGCATTGCCTGTCAGCGTCAACACAAAGTTCTGATAGTTAGCAAAGTCCAGTGTGGTACTGCCGCTAACACTAGCGTTGGTATTTACACTGCCCTGCACAGACGTGCTGAACACAACCGCACCGCTAAACGTGCCGCCTGTAGATGGAATAGCATCAGCCACGCTAAACAGACCATATACCGTAACCTCGCAAATATCGCCACTGGCAAGAGCAACTAGGTTATCAATGGTATTAGCCGTGTTAGTGTCGTAGTCCGTACCAGCGACCAGCAAAACGCCATTAAGGTGTACTGTAACATTAACACCAGATGTAAAGGCTAGTGATAAGCCGTTATCATCTGTTCCAGAGATGCTTGTCTCGCCACCAGTTGCAGTGTAGGTGAAGCGAGTGATATTCGCAAAGTCTGCACTAGGGCCGATATAAGGCATCAGGTGATCTCCATAATACTCAATGTCGCGTCAATCTTGCCGGACACATCGCAGTCAACTTTAATAACGTCTGTTGTTTGCAAAATGTATTTATTGCCAGACATTAGTTCCAATGACGAACCAGCCAAGATAGATACGTCTTTGATGACGTTGACTGTCTGGTTAGTCTGAGTTGCGGCTGGTTGCCCCGCATCAACCGTTGTTGATGCAATCTGTACTGTGGCTGTGATAGCCGATGTATGTACGTTGGTTAATGTCAGGCCGATGATAACCGTAGTCGTATCAGCCGGAACAGTGTAAAGGTCATCCGGCGTACCAGCACTGGCTGGCATAGCCGCATTAGTCTTGAGTTTGAACGTATTAGCCATTTAATTATCCTAGTGCTATTGCCAATGCTGTTGCGGTATTAGCCGCTACAGATTCAATCAATGTTGTCTGAATAGTAGCGACATCAATGAATAGGGTATAATAAGATGAATTAGTGTTTGTGCTTAAAGGCAGTGTGCCAGAAGATGTATGAACAGCACTGATCCGATACACATTATTGTTTGTTGTATCTGTAACAGTATCACCAATGTTATAATCAACACCAGCTGCCCAAGCACCTTTGTAATCGCCAGCATTTGTTGTAACGATTGGTGTGCCAGTTGCATCAAATGAAAGGAATTTACCAGAGCGTTCTGATGCAGATGGCAGCACAAGTGACAAAGCACCAGATGTATCATAGTCAGTCAAACGAATAGTACGGCCTACAGCATCATCAAGATCAGCTGCAATAGCCATAAACTTATCAAGCTCTGTGTTAAGAGAAGCTACATCGAATGGGCCAGATGTAGGAAAGTCAGTTACACGCTCAAGCTCAACATCGCGTGTTATAACAACTGTACTACCACCAGATGCGCCAGTTACTTCATTGCCTGATGTAAAGTGAATATAACCAGTCGTGCCT